CAACGGATAAAATAATTTCTATCAGTAAAACGGCCCCTGCACCCATAAGGGAACAAGCTCATGTTTTTAAAGAAACATGCAAAAAGGTGATTGCGTATTATATGCAAGAAGCGGTTAATAACCACATTTGCACAGTATGTAATCAATTAGAAAAACAAGGTCAACAAGACCTAGCAACTATTATTAGGAGACTATAATGGCGATAACACAAGCAATGTGCACGTCTTTCAAAAGTGAATTGATGACGGCTACGCATAATTTTGCCACTAACGGAAATACTTTTAAGCTGGCTCTTTATACCAGTTCAGCGACTATGAGTGCTTCCACTACAGCTTACTCAACCAGTCAAGAAGCGACAGGAACCAATTATACGGCTAAAGGTGGAACTTTAACTAAAGTGGCCCCGGCTACATCTGGAACTACGGCATTTACGGATTTTGCCGACTTAACTTTTGGTACAGCAACCATTACTGCCAGAGGGTGCATGATTTTTAATGAAACGGCTTCAGGTGATCCTTCGGTTGCAGTCTTTGATTTTGGTGGTGATAAGACGAGTACAGCAGGTAGCTTTACTATTACTTTTCCCACCGCAGATGCAAGTAACGCTGTCATAAGAATAGCGTAAATTTAGCCTATGGCTAATATAACTGGCTGGGGTAGAGGTACTTGGGGTCAACTCACTTGGGGTGAGCCTATACCTGTTGAATTAACAGGATTGGCTGGCACAGGAGCAGTTGGCACAGTAGTTGCGTCTATTCCTATTTCCGTGTCCCTTAGTGGATTAGCGGGAACTTCTGCTTTAGCAAGTGTTGTAGCTTCAGGTGGGGCTACTATAACTGAAACAGGTTTAGGTAGTGTTGGAGCAGTAACTTCTATTGCCAGTGTTACTGGAACAGCGAATGTCCCTGAAACTGGGGTAGCTGGAACAGGAGCAGTAGGCACATTAGCTACTACGGGAGCAGCCTTACACGGAGTTACAGGACACGCTGGAACGACAGGGCAAGGTGATGAAACCGTTACAGGAGACTGCAACCAAGCCTTAACTACTGTAGCAGGTACTGGTGCAGTTGGTAGTGTAACTACAGCAACACAAAATACGATTGAGCTAGTTGGAGATATTCCAGCAACAGGCGTGGTAAATGGTTCCTTTACCTTTAGTTTGGGTGTTAATATAACCTTAACAGGGCAGGAAGGAACAGGAGAAATAACGCTGTTAACTGTTTGGGGACTCATAGATGATAGCCAAGACCCTAATTGGACTAAAATAGCCGCTTAATATTTTAATGAATTCATATATAATGAAATTGGAGACAAAATATGGCAACTTATGTAAATAATTTAAGATTAAAGGAAATCGCCACGGGCGATGAATCGGGAACGTGGGGTACATCCACCAACACCAACCTGGAATTGATTGGAGAGGCCTTTGCGTATGGAACTGAAGCGTTGGCAGATTCGTCAACACAAACAATAACGATGGCGGATTCGTCAACAGATGGTATTCGTAAAATTTATGTCAAACTAACTGGGACTTTATCACAAGCCAGTACGATTACTTTAGCACCCGATACGGTGTCTAAAATTTGGCTAATAGAAAATGCTACATCTGGGGGTTTCAATACTGTTATCAAACAAGGTTCAGGTGCTACTGTTACCATCCCTAATAGTAATGTAAAAGTAGTCGCTACCGATGGCGGTGGTTCAAGCGGTATTGTGTATGATTTATTTACCGATGTTAGCTTTGCTGGAACAACGGCTATGGGAAGTGTGGATATTGATGGCGGTGCTATAGATGCCGTTACTTTAGGAACTAATTCTGCTGTAACCCAAGCCGTAATAGATAATGTAAATATTAATGGTTCCACTATTGGTCATACATCCGACACGGATTTAATGACTTTAACCAGTGGTGTTTTAACGGTTGCTGGAGAAGTATCTATGACCACTCTGGATATAGGCGGTACAAATGTTACAGCTACAGCAACAGAATTGAATTACGTTGATGGGGTCACATCAGCAATACAAACTCAAATAGACACGAAAGCGTCTGTGGGTAAAGCCATCGCTATGGCGATGGTGTTCGGATAAATTTAGGAGAAAAATATGGCAAATCCCAATTTAGTAAATGTTACAACAATTACAGGTGAAAGTGTTAATGGTGCATTAACCACTACCACTACCACTGATTTGTTGACGGCTGCTTCTGAGACACTTGTTAAAGTCAATAGCGTAGTTGTTGCCAATATAGACGGCACTAGCTCAGCTACAGTAACAATGGGTGTGGTTAAAAGCGGTGGTTCTGTTGTGCTTTTTGCTTCCACGATTGCAGTTCCTGCGGATGCAACGCTAGTTCTTGTTGACAAGAACTGGGGATTGTATTTAGAGGAAGGTGATTTAATCGAAGGCGGAGCAAGTGCTAATGGTGACTTAACTTATACGATTTCGTATGAAATACTGAATGACGCATAGGAGGAATAATTATGGCTTACTTTGCGGAATTAAATTCAAGCAGTGTGGTGTTACAAGTAGTTGTTATATCTAATGAAGACGTAGCGGCACATGGCGGAGATGAATCAACAACAGCAGAAGATTTTGTAGAAACTTTAGTTCCTTTTAGATCAGGCGGAGTGTCTTGGAAGCAGACTTCTTACAACAACAGTTTTAGAAAACAATACGCTGGTATTGGCTACATTTACGATGCAGCTAAAGATATGTTTATTATCTCACAACCTTATCCATCTTGGACTTTAAATAGTGCTGGGGATTGGGATGCTCCTGTTACTTATCCTAATGACGCAGAAATAGGTGATTTACAAGTTTTTATATCATGGGATGAAGATAATCTTAGATGGCTAGGAAGCACTTTTACTGGTCCAGATACAGGTGAAACTAAATACAGGTGGGATGCTTCGGCTTTAAATTGGGTAGCTTTATAGGAGGTAACTATGGCACTTTCTAATGGTGGAATAATAGGTGTAGATAATGATTCTGTAACATCAGATAAAACCACTACTTTTACCTCTAGCGGAACCTTTGCACCTGTTAATGTAGCATTTAATACTTTAGTAGTCGCTGGTGGAGGCGGAGGTGGCGTTGAAAATGTATCTACTGGCACTGGTGGTGGCGGCGGTGCAGGTGGATTTCGAGAAATTGATGATAACCCTTCACCAGGATCACCGACACCTGTGACTGTTGGAGCAGGTGGAGCTGCCGCAGCAGATAGTGGTGCAGGTGGTACAGACGGCTCTAATTCTATAGTGGAAGGCGTAACGTCAGAAGGCGGAGGCGGAGGTGGTGGAGCACCTGGACCCAGAGCTGGAGCTAATGGCGGTTCTGGTGGCGGCACAGTTTTACACAATCAATGGGCTCCAGCCTACACTGATGCTTCTGTCCCAACAAACGGCAACCAACCTGCAACTACACCAGCACAGGGCTATCCAGGAGGAAATAGGATGTCTTTAGGTACAAATGTTGCTGGTGGTGGTGGCGGAGCTGGAGCTGTTGGAGTTATCGGAGGTACAGGAGGACCAACCAATCCTGGTGTTTCTGGGGTCGGAACAGGTGGCAACGGAGCACCATCCTCACTTTCTGGAGCTGATGTAACTTATGGTGGAGGCGGTGGAGCAGCCGCACAAGGCATTCCCGCACCACAGGGTGGAACAGGTGGCGGAGGCAATGGCGGTCTTTACCTCCCAGCAACTACTAATGCAACTGCTGGGACTGCTAATCTTGGCGGAGGCGGCGGTGGTGGAACAAATAACCCTGGAACTGGAACAGCGGCTGCAGGTGGCTCTGGTATCGTTATAATAAAGGAACCTGATGGAACATGGACAGCCAGTGGAGTATGGAATATGCAAGATCAATACACATATAGATCAGAGGGGAATTGGAATTGAGCAGATTAATAGGTTCACAATACACAGCAGTTTTATCAGATAAAACCACTACTTTTAATTCTAGCGGTACTTTAACTACTTCTCCTTCTACAACTGAACTTGAATATTTGGTTATTGCTGGCGGTGGCGGAGCAGGTTCTGGTACTGGTGGCGGAGGCGGAGCTGGTGGATATTTAACTAATTTGGGGGGAACAAAAACTCCCGTTAGTGCTGACACAGGCTACGCAGTAACAATCGGAGCAGGTGGTGCTGGAGGAGCAGGAGACGGGGATAGCGGAAGTATTGGAAGTAATTCTGTTTCAGCAGCAGGGTCTATTACTTCAACTGGAGGGGGTCTAGGTGGTCATGCAATTGCAGGTGGTCTAGGTGGCTCTGGTGGCGGTGCTGGTTATGGTACTCTTTCAGGTGGAGCAGCAACACCAGGACAAGGTAACGCAGGTGGCAGCACTACAGGTACTAGTGCTCCTACAGGTTACTATACTTGTGGTGGCGGTGGCGGAGCAGGAGCAGTAGGTGCAAGTGTTAATGCTTCAGCGAATGGTGGAGCTGGTGGTGTAGGCTTAGCCTCGTCAATTACAGGTTCTCCTGTTTTTAGAGCAGGCGGTGGCGGTGGAGGCACTAATGGTACTACTGCTGCTGGTGGGAATGGGGGTGGCGGACCTTCTGTTGATGATGCAAATGGTGTTGCTGGAACAGCCAATACAGGCGGTGGAGGAGGAGGAGCAGGAACATCGGCTCCCAGAACTGGTGGGGCAGGTGGTTCAGGAGTCGTTATAATAAAGGAAACTGATGGAACATGGGTAGCAGGTGGTGTGTGGGGATACAAACAAGTTTTTAAACAAACAGTGGAAGGAAATTGGAGATAACTTTTTTTGAATTTACAATATTATTATTGGTATTTTCCCTCTGCAATACCGCATAAAATCTGTGATGAAATAGTAGGGTATGGTGATTCCAGAGAGAAAGAAACAGCTCTTACAGGAAGAAAGGAAAATTCAGAACCCCCTTCTAAAGAAGAATTAAAAAATATTCAAAAGAAAAGGAAATCAGACGTTGTTTGGTTACAAGAACAATGGATATATAATGAGATTCATCCTTTTATACACCTAGCTAATAAGAAGGCTAATTGGAATTTTCAATGGGATTGGTCAGAGTCTTGCCAATTTACTGAATACAAGAAAGGACAGTATTACGATTGGCACTGCGACAGTAATGAAACGCCTTATGATAAACCTAATGATATTACTTCACACGGCAAAATCAGAAAGTTGTCTATGACTCTTTGTTTAAGTAATCCAGAAGAATATGAAGGCGGAGACATGGAGTTTGCTTTCCATGATGAAGATGGAGATAAACAGCCTAAAATTTGTGAAGAAATAAGACCGAAAGGCAGTTTGATTGTTTTTCCTTCATTTGTTTGGCATCGGGTTAAACCAGTTACTAAAGGAATAAGACATTCTCTAGTTTGTTGGAATCTGGGACAGCCTTATGTATAAAGTTATTAAAAGAGCAATATCAAAAGAATTGGCAGAATTTTGTTATGACTATTTCTGCAATAAAAAGAAAGTAGTACGATTACTTTATGATGCTCGTTATATTTCCCAGCTTAATGTGGATTGGGGTGTGTGGAATGACCCCCAAGTTCCTGAAACTTTTAGTTGTTATGGTGATTTGGTTATGGAAACTTTACTGGAAAAAGTACATCCACGCATGGAGATAGAAGCAGAGGTCAAATTAAACCCCACTTATAGTTATGCCCGACTTTACAAAAAAGGTGATGTGTTGGAACGACACAAAGATCGGTACAGTTGCGAAATCTCCACTACCTTAAATTTGGGCGGTGATCCTTGGTCTATCTTTTTAGAACCTGATGCTTCTAAAGGAGGATATGAGAAGGATGAATATAAACCCAGCAAATCTAAAGGTAAAGAAATAGAGTTAGGAGTGGGTGATATGCTGATATATCGTGGCTGTGAAGTGGAACATTGGCGAGAAAAGTTTGAAGGCGAGAGTTGTGGTCAGGTATTTTTTCACTATAACGATGCGAATAGAGAAGATGCCGAAGAAAATAAGTTTGATACCAGACCATTCTTAGGTTTACCTCCATGGTTTAAAGGGTTTAAAATAGAAAAGACAACAACTGCGTATCAAAGTACATTGGAAGTTAAAGAAGAAGAAAAGGAACTAAAAACCAATGGCAAAAACGATAGCTAGGAAAACCACCATGCAAGTAGCCGCAGATCTCGACAAACATGAAGCGATCTGTGCTGAGAGATGGCGGGAAACTATATATCGCATTAAACGACTGGAAGTATTAATATTAACCACGTTGTTCTCCCTCTTAGTAGGCATGGCAACAATTTTATCAAAACAGGTGTTTTAAAATGATTTGGACAATAATAACTATAATCGTATGGATAATTGCAGTGGCTTCCGTGATTTCTGCAATTGCCCCTTATACTATCAATACAAAAGATGACACTTTTGCAGGAAAAGTACAAAAGGTCATAGACTTTTTGGCCTTAAATCTTAAAAAGAAATAATGAGAGATGCCCTACGCCAAATATATATTCAAACCCGGAATAGATCGTGAAGGAACTGACTACAGCAATGAAGGTGGTTGGTACGATGCGAATCTAGTACGTTTCCGTAAGGGACGACCGGAAAAAATAGGTGGTTGGGTAAAACAAACCACTAATTCTTATTTAGGCACAAGCCGTGCCCTCCACGGTTGGGTGGATCTGGTCGGTACGCGCTATCTGGGCTTGGGAACAACCTATAAATACTACGTACAACTTGGAAATGCTTTCCATGATATAACCCCTCTTAGAACTACAACAACTGGTAGTGCAACTTTTACTTGCACAAGTGGGAGTTCTACGGTTTCAGTTACTGATAGTTCTCATGGAGCAGTTAAAAACGATTTTGTCACTTTTGCTAATACTGCTACTTTAGGTTCCAGCAACATTACAGACAATGTTCTCGATCAAGAGTATCAAATAGCTGATATAACGAGTACTAATGTTTATACGATAGTCGCTAAAGACACTGATGGAGATGAAGTAACGGCTGATGCCAGTGTTTCAGGGGGTGGTGGTGGTTCTACAACTGCTGCTTATCAAATTAATGTAGGCCTTGATGACTACGTAGAAGGTACAGGTTGGGGAATTGATGCTTGGAGTGCCGGTGGTTTTGGTAGTGTAGGGGCGCTAGATGATACCAATCAATTACGTTTGTGGTCCCACGACAATTTCGGTGAAGACTTAATAATGAATGTACGTGCCGGGGGTATTTATTATTGGGATGAATCGACTGGAACCAGCTCCAGAGCAGTGGCATTGACCGCTTTATCGGGGGCTATTTTAGCTCCGACCAAGGCCCTACAGGTCTTAGTCTCAGAAAAAGATAGGCATGTTATCTGCTTAGGTGCAGATCCAATTTCCGGAAGTTCACGCACCGGTTCCATAGATCCCATGTTTATTTGCTGGAGTGACCAGGAAAATGCAGGTGATTGGGAGCCAATAGCGACCAATACCGCTGGATCTCTAAGAATTTCATCGGGTTCCGATATTATTGGAGGGATTTCCGCGAGGGAAGAAATACTGGTTTGGACGGATATTTCCATGTATTCCATGTCCTACATCGGTGCTCCTTTTACCTTTGGCATTAATTTAATCAATCAAGGGGTAGGCCTTATTGGACCCAAAGCTGCCGTAAATACACCTAGTGGTGTCTATTGGATGGACAGAAAAGGGTTTTTTAAATATAGCGGAAACTTGCAATTGGTTCCGTGTAGTGTGCATTACTATGTCTTTAGTGACCTTAACGAAGAACAATCCTTTAAAACCTTTGGCTTCTTGAACAAGCAGTTCAACGAAGTAGGCTGGTTTTATGTCTCCGGAAGTAGTACGGAAATAGATCGTTATGTGGTTTATAACTATGGCGAAGCTACATGGACCATTGGCCAATTAGTACGTTACGCATGGCTAGACGAAGGTTTAGTGGCTTATCCAAGAGCGACGGGAGTTTCCAGTTCAACACAATATCTGTATAAACACGAAACCGGCAATGACGACGATGGTGCCCCGATGGATAACGTCTATATTCAATCCAGTGACTTTGATATTAACGACGGTGATTATTTTACCTTTATCCGTAAAGTCATCCCCGACGTGAAATTCACCGGCAGTGGTGGATCCGATCAAACCATTAACTTTGTGTTGAAATCAAGGGATTTTCCGGGGGACAGCTTGACCACGGACACGACGCAAACCGTTACCTCCACGACACAGAAACTGGATACGCGCATACGCGCACGGCAACTGACTTTCAGGGTTGAATCCGATGATGATAATTCAGAGGGCTTCCGTCTAGGCGTCGGCTGGCGTTTGGGAGATACACGTTTGGACATTAAGCCCGATGGACGCAGATAATGGCAAAATTACTGGAAACACGCTTACCCATTGCCATTAGCGAACACGAACCTTTTGTTCATTCAGGGATATACAACCGCATGGTGCGTATCCTGGAGATTAATTTAGGCCGTTTTGATACCACGGCAACGCCTGAATACAACGATACGCAAGTATCACAAAATAAATTTAATGCAGGAGATGTAATATGGAATACCAACAAAAGTGTTTTACAGGTATACACGGGAAGTAAATGGCAGGATATATCAACCAGAACCGAAGTAGGATTACAAGCAACCGGTTCCGTAG